TAAAATCTACTAATGTACTTGTATCTATACCTAACGCTCCTCCTTCAATTTGTGCTCCAATAGCAACGATAGTAGATTGTTCAGGAAATATCTTTGATTCTAATGAATAACTTCTAACAATAGAATTTAAATTTTGTACCTGTATTGTATATGCATCGTCATATGCTGTTTTAGGTTGTTTTCTATCTACATAATTTATATCAATAATTCTAGCTGTATTATCAACAGGGTCAACAAATAAATCAAAATTATTTACTTCTCCTGTTGCTGATGAAATTCTAACTAATACTGTTTTTATAAAGTCATATAATGAAATGTCATTTTTTTCTTTTCTATCTTGTGATGCTAATGAACTATCAATAGCTATACTATATAACATTCCTAAATTCACATAAATGTTTCCAATTATACCTAACTCAGTTTTATAATCGTTATTTACAAAATATGGATATTGTAAATTATCTAAAAATTTAAGGTTTCCTAAAGCTTCATTAAGTTTTGTTTCCTGGTTTTTTGCTGCTTTTTCTTTTACTGCTTGTTCTGCTTTATCTATAATTTCAGGGTTTTCTTTTGATGCTCTTTGAATTAATTCGGCCACAGCTATCTGTTCATCTTTAGTTGCATCTACACCTATAGCTTCTTTTATTTCTCCAGGAAATAAACTTTCATTTAATAAATCATAAAAATGTTTATAATCACTTATTTTTTTATCACCAACTACTTTAACATTATAATCTGAATTAGGAATTATATTTATAAATTGTCTTTGAATTTCTTTTAAATTATCTACAGCAGCATATCCTTCACCAACTGTATTTTTTACTAAAGCTTTTAATGAAGCATTACTTCCAAATCCATTTGCTTTTTCAATCTCTTTAGCTAAATTTCTCCAAAATTCCTCATCAATAATTGCAGTACCATATTTTACATTAGAAGATGCAGTAGATGTATTTGTATCAACAGGTACAAATTTTATTCCATTTATCCATAAATTATTTTTAATAAGACAAACAGAAGGATCTACAGATAATTCTAAAGGATGAGCTAATGCTAATAAACAACCATCCCCCGTATTTAAATCAGAAGTACTTCTATCTTTTCCTTGTTCAAACACAGATAATTTAGTAAAAGGAGCGTTAGCTTGTTTATCTCTTAATAAAACATAATTATTTAATATTGCTGTTAATGTTTCTAAAGTAATATATACTTGTTCATCACTCTTTCCTATAGGTCCAGAAGAATTATCACTTCCATCTGCTTTTTTTATATCTATTTTCTTATAGAAAAAATCATATTCTTTTATAGTGAAATGATATCCATCATCTTCCGGACTAGTTTTACCAGAAACTGCTTGTTTTATTATATCCAAAAATCCAGGTTTTTCAATTTGACTCTTACCTATTTCATATAGTTCCTCAAATAAACCAGCAAGTACATTAGTTGAATATGATGTTTTTAATTCTTTAAAAGAACCGCTGTAAGTTAAACCTAGATCATAAGATAATTTACCTTTATATGATAATTCATTTAGATTTTCTAAAGGAAGATAATTTACTTTTAATGATTCAATAACTTCACCTAATGATATAATTGTTGTTGTACAATCATATCCACCATCCATTCTTGCTTTCCAACTATAATTTTTTACAAAACCAAACATTGAATCACAATTACCATGTGTATCAACAGTAGATTTAGTGTATTGTTTTTTAAATAATTCTTCTTTAGTATGATTTTGGTTTACAATATCAGTATATTCTATTATATTATTTAAACTTCTATCATTTTTTAGATATAAAGACCATCCCCATTCTAACAATACTGTGTAGCCCGGTCTCATATAAAGTAATTCTAAATCTTCTAATTGATGAATATCCCAACACTGAAAATTAACAGTTGCTTCTCTCAATGAACCATAAGCTCCTTTAGATCTAATTTCAACATTAGTTATACCAGGCATTGGGCGAATACCTAAACGATAAGCAGTAGTATTATCTGAAGATATATTAGAGTATGCTTTGGAAAAATCTCCTAATCCAGAACGTAAACTACCATTTTCATTTAAAGTACCACCTTGTAAAATATATTTTTTAGCTAAATTATTATTATAACTTTTTCCATCTTTTATATCACCTACTCCATTATATGTGTTAACGCTAGATGATAATCTAATCCAAGATGCACGTGAATTATAATATTGTAAATTTTTAGGTGTACGATTGTTTATAGCACTTTGGCGTACATTTATTTGTTTTTGAATATCAGGGTGAAAACTATCTTTAAATATTGACATGACCTTAATTTATCTAGCTATATTAAATTGATTATATATTTTTAAAACATTAGAAATATCTGTTGGTATTCTTAATTGAGTTCCTGGTCTAGGAAATAATGAACCTTTAGTAATATTATTATTAGACATAGATATTACCCACCATAAAGTAGAATCATTATAATAATTATAAGCTAATAAATCTAATCTATCTCCTACAGTTGTTATTATATAAATATCATTTTCAGATAAAGGTATATTAGGATATTGTTTTCCTTTATAATAGGGTTTACCATTATCTGTTTTTAATATTGTTTTATTGTTATATCTATTACTCATTATTCAAATTTGTTATTAAAATAATCATAATATTGAATTTTATCTTTATCAACACCTGTATTATTTTGTGCTATAAATGTTATTCCACGATTTTTATCTTCTATTTCATTTTTTCCTTGAGTTTCAGCACCAATTGGAATAAATGTTAAAGTAACTTCTAAAACATGTGGTAATATTAATTGTCTTGTTCCACCTTCAGGTTCATCCAATGCAATTTCCCAAGGAGAATCTTGAGGTATATTATACGAAAGAGAAGTTAAAATTCCAAGTTGAGCATCAAGATAATTTCCTACAGTCATTCTAACTAATGAACCTCTCATTAAATTATCTTTATAATCAGGCATTAAAGTAGCCATTAAATAATTTAATTTTGAATACATTGGTTGCATTTCTTCTGATGATAATGCTGCTATTTTAAAACCAATGTTTATTGTTCTATCGAAACCATCAGGAACATAAAATTTATTTCCTCTACCAGCATATTTAATACCATTTACTGTATTAGTTACATTATCTGAAAATTGAGTTAGATATGATCTAAATACCATAGTATTTACTTTATCAGGTGTATCTGTTAATACACTTGATATTCTAAATTTAACTAAATCTCTTATATTATGCTCTTTACCATCTATTGTAACTACTTTATCTCCCATCCAATATTTCCCACCAACATCCTTCATACTACCACCAAATATTGGTGTTAAATTGATTGAATCTTTTCTTCCATTTGGAAATTGTTTAGTTGGACCAAAAGAACCAACTCTTGCTTCACGAGAAATATCAGACCATTTTTTAAAACTTTTCATCACAATAATATCTCCATATGAGTTTTTATATGATATATCACCTACATCTTTAGATGAATATGCTTTATTTGCAGTATCATATATATTAAAATTATTAGAAGAAGATACAATTAATTCTTGTTGTTTTTCAATTTGAGTTCTTAAGTCATTATATACTTTTAAATTAGGATTTTTATAAGCAACAGAATTATTATTAATCCCAACTTGAATATCATTATTTTCAATAGATATATCTCCAGAACCATAATCCGAAATAGCATTTTTTCCAGTACCTAATGCTTTTGAATAATCTATTTCAATAGGTTCATTTTTATCATTTCTAGTTTTACCTGAAAATTGAGAACTTTTATCAAATGCATCTTTAATTCTAATACCATCTTCAGTATCACTATATCTCTTTATTGTAGTTTTTCCTATACCATAAACTGAACCAGGTCCACCTGTATATTGATCTATTATTAAACTTTCTGGATTTTGGTTGATTGATGGTATATTTGGTCCTCCAAATATGGTGCTAATACTATTAGCTAATCCTAACAAATTATTTACTCTTGTTAATAATGAAGGATTTGTTTGATTATTAAATTTTCTGTCTCCTAATTCAAATTTCTTTGTTAGAGCTGATAATCTATTATGATTTTCATTATTAGCAGTAACTATAGCTTCATATTTACTTGCTTCATTTTGGACAGGTAGAATACCGTGTCTTGTTATATGACCTCCTATAGCACTTACAGGAACTTGAGCTAAAGTATTTATTCCTAAATTATATATTCTTGTAGGTTGTAATAATCCATTTGTTGAAACAGAGGATATATTATCTAATCCCCCTTGAATTATATTACGATTATTTTTTGGAACTTCTAATCTTGGGTTAGATAATTGTAAACCAACTTGTTTAACTATAAATAAAGGACCTTTTATGTCAGTGAAAAGAAATTTACCTATACGCATTGTGTCTATTACAGAAGCATTTGCTGCTCCTACAACACCTCCACGAATTAAACCATCATCGAATTTAGTTAATCTAAATTTATTGATACCTTTATCAATATCGTTTATATCAACGGTATAATAAGGTTGTTTACTATCTCCTCCACCTGGTCTATCATCCCCAAACTTAAGAGATTTTAAATCTGTTTTTAAGTCAACTAAAGACATTATTTATATTATTTTAAATTTCCATATAAAACCACCTGCTGTTTTCTTTATACCTCTACAAACTCTTGATATGTGTGGTCCATTTAAATTTAGATATATACTTGCTTCTTTTATACTTATCCATTCTTTAATCAAATTTAAATTTTTATCATATTGTAAAATGGCTTTATTTTTAGCTAAAGACATTATTATTTTACTATCTTCATTATATTTAAAACCTTTTAATTTAAAATTAGGTTTTCCTTTCTTAGCTAATGACATTTTTAACTTACTTTCTTCAGTCATATACCCATGTTTCCCTCCTATTTGCAATACTAAACCATTAGGATGGAGAGCATTATATTGTAAAGTCCAATATGTTTCACGTTCTGTAAGTTGTTCTATAGGACATTCTTCAATTATTTCAAAAACATGGTTTTCGGGTTTATATTTATTTAAAGAATAAAATAATTTAGTACCTATTTCATTTTTTCTTAATTTCTTATATCCCCACCATCTTCTTTCAATATCAGTAGATTGTCCTACATATACTAATCCTTTAGGATTTGTTATTTTATAAATTCCTATCATATTAGTAGCGACCTCCAGGAGGGCCTAAATCCTTATATCTTCTACCTACAGGTGATTTATAGATACCACCTCTAACACCAAGTACTGTATTATTAGGCGCAAATGGATCTAATTCATCTAAATGGGCTGGAGGTCTTACTTGTGTCCACCCACCTAAAGCAGCTCTATTAAAACCTATAATACTTTGGTTAGGATTGCCATCTACTGAATAGGTATATTGTAAAGTACTTCGTTCAGGTAATAAGTCAAACGATGTTGTTCCTCCAGTTGAATATCCCCATGCTGGTTGGTGTGTTTGTATAGTAAAACCGTTTCCTACTAAACTTAAGGTACTATTTGGTAATTGATCTAATACTGATGCCATAATTATTTTATTTTTATATCAATAAATATTGTGTTATGCTAGTTTATATGAACCTTGAGTTAAAGTTGTTCCTATTTGTTTACCATCCATATATAAATTTGTATCTTTAGAATATAATTTATCAATGGAAGTTTTAACAGAATTTATAGCAGCGATCATTGGTGTTAAATCTATATTATTATTTATAGATTGTTGTCCTTTATTTAAATTTGTACCAGCTATTACAGTATCATTATTATTTAAAGCTACAGCACCTTCTGGATGTAATATCATTCTTTGTCCATACCCTGGTGAAACAACGTCATCACCCATTGCTGCTGATGCTAAACCACCTATAGCTCCTATTGCAGCACCCCACGGACCTCCTATAGCAGCTCCAGTAGCAGCTCCTAGTAATCCTTTTGTTACCCATGATCCTGCAATACTTTCTATTCCAGCTACTAATCTATCTACTAATCCTAAAGCATCAGTTAATATATCAAGAAGCATACCTAATGGACCTGCTAATAAATTTCCAATTAAACTAGTTAATTTTTCAATACCTTTATTGAATTTATCTTGAGCATTTTGTCTTTCTAAGGCCGTTCTTGCTTCTTCTTCTGTTACTTGAGCAAATGATTTACCACTATCTAAAGCTTGTTTTTGTAATTGTAATTGATTAGATAATTGATCAACATTTAATCCTAATGCTTCTGCATATGAACGACGAGCAATAACATTTAAATTCTCAAACTTTTGAAGTGTCATTCCTTGATTAGATAATTCCTTAGCTAATGTTATTTGATCACCAGTTAATGCAGCTGCTCTAGCACGTTCAAGGTTCATTTGTTGACCTATTAATAATTCAGACTTTAATTCACTTTCAATTGATGTTTCCCAATTAAGTAAAAAGTCACCTTGAGATTTTGTTTGTTCAAGCGAAGTACCTAAAGCTTTCATTTGAACTACCGCTTTAGCAATTGTTTCTGGATTATATCCTAAATTTACAGCTAATTCGCCGGAAACTTTAGCCGCCTCAGTTAAAGCCGTTTTAAAATTGATTCCTACTTTAAGTTGATTTCTTGCTGTTGTTAACCCCTTAACAAAGGAACGATATGTTTCTTCAGAAGTTTTATTATTTACAATAGCAAATTTATTGATTTGTGCAGCATCTTCTGCTTGTAATCCAACTTGCTCTGTTAATTTTATTTGAGTTGATAGTTGATCAGTAGTGTATTTATATGCTAAGCCTGTTGATGCACTTAATTGTCCAAAAGCTTTAACTAAATTTTCTGTAGTAACATTTATATTACCTGATGATAATTCTATTTTTGATAATGTTTCTCTATAATATTCCCCTTGGATACCTAATGCTTTACCTAATTCTACTGCTTCAGCATTAGCTTTAAGAGCTTTAGTCATGAAAAACATAAATAACGTAACGGGATCTAATAAGCTTTTTGATATACCGGCTCCTACACCTTTTAAACCAGCTCCTAATATTCCAACTTTACTAGCACCATTAGCAGCAGCTATGTTCATTTTGGTTAAAGCTTCTCCACCTTCTAATATTTTTCCTAAAAATGGAATCTTACTTGATGAAGCTAAAAATTTTCCAGTTAAACCTACTTTTTTATTTATTTCGTTACTAAAATCTAATTGTTTTTTAAGAAGCTGATTTTGGGTTTCATATTGTTCATTTAAATCTGCTTGTAAACTTATTAATCTAGCATCATCTACTAGACCATTATCTTTTAACATTTGGATATTTCTTGCTTGAGCCAACTTTTGCATTTCTAAATTTAAAAGTTGCTTAGAAATATCTTTAGATTTATTTTGACCACTTAATATTCCTAATGTATTTTTTAAAATACTATCAGAATTTTTAGCCATTCCTCTAATACTTCTTTCTAAATTTTTAGCATATACATCGGCTATTCTTTCAGTAACACCTCCAATATTTTCAAATGCTTCTTCTATTTTTCCTTTAAGAAGCACACTAATACTTGTCAGAGAATCCTCTAAAATAGATAATTCTCTGTTTAAATCTTGTATATTATTTGGATCAGCCATATATTAATAAATATATTAAAAGCACCTATTTTTTGATAGGTGCCTTAGTTGTATATGTTGGTTTATTACCAATATCGGGTTTTGAAACTTTTTTATCAGGATTTGTTTTTAATAATGATTGTTGAGATTCTGCTTTTTCATTTTGTTGTTCAAAATATTCTCTTATTAGATTAAACGTTGTTCTACGTAACCATAGAGGCATGTTATATACAGTATCCCAATTATATCCACCATTTCCATGAAATACTATTTCATGTATTTGTTTAAATAGAATAGGTCTATACTCCAAAGTCAGGCCAAAAAAAGCTAAGATTAATTGGAATATTTATACCCTCCCCTGTATAATTAATATCTTCAGGAATATATTTCATTTGAATATCAGGTTGAATTTTAGCATAGTATTCACGTAAAGCTCTAGCATCTGGTGCTAACATATTATCAACATATGAACGAATATCTTTTTGTTCACGTAATCCATTAACTGATGTTATAATGTATTTTAATCTAGTGGTTATATCATATGAATTATTAGGATTAATTTTCTTCATACCTTTTACTTCAGCTTCAATTTTCTTTTCATCACCATGAGTAAGTAATCTGAATGTTATAATGTCTCCTGTTTTAGGTGTTGTGAAAGTAAATTCATTTATTCCTGTTTTGAATAAAGATTCATCTAACTCTTTTTCTTTTAATTTAGATAAATCTACTTTTGCTTGTAATTCATGTTTATTTTCATCCAAATATTTAAATGAATATTCAGCTCCATAACCTAATACACGAGCAGCAACTAATATTGCGTTTTTATCTCCTATTAATAAATCATCATAGTTAATAGGTGTAATTATTAATGCTTGTAATAATCTGTCTATTACAGAACCATTTGCAATATAATTAGCATTAGTAAGAATATCTTCATGACGAGCTGTCATATAACACATTTCTACTTCACCTTTTGAAAGTGGTGATTCTTTTGGATACAATAAACCTTTTGAAGGTAACGAAACTGTTTCTGTTGGTAATTTTAATTCAGTCATAAATTTTATTTATTTTGTATATAAATATATAAAAAATCCCCTTTGTTTATTATAAATATACAAAGAGGATATAAAATTGCTTTGGGTTGTTGTTTTTTAAACCAAGGCTAAAAATTGAGTATACAATAATCCATAGCGATAGTAGTATTAATAGAGATATATGAATCAGAAGCCCAATCATAATCACCAAATTTAGCTGTTTTAACAAAAGCACCTTTGATTATCCACTCACCAATAACATCACCTACAGGACCTAAAGCATTCATTGTTAAATCTTTTTTATAAAAGTCAGAATAACCATCTCTACCTGTTACTGATTCGTGAGCTAAACGTGCCCATTCCATTACAGCTTGAGCACCACTCGGTGTAATTGGGTCGTACATTTCCATACTCATGTCATCCCATCTAACTTTACCTTTTATTTTACGGTAAACATTGATGTGATCTAATGTTATTTCACCAGCATCAAAACCAGGAGCGCTAGCTTTTTTAATTAAGTATGCAGGAATACCATCTATATACATTATAAAACGATTTTGAACTTTTGGTTCAAAAGCAGTAAACATAATTTCATTAGGATCTAATATAGGCATTTTATTTGTTTTTTATTTTATTGTTATATATTAATAAATATATAAAATGAAAAGAGCCTCAACATCTTGTGTTGAAGCTCCATTATTATTATTAAGAAAATTGTGCGCCTGTTGGGCTTAAGTTGAAGTTTAATATAATAAATTCAACAGTTTTTGCTGGTTGGATATATATTTGTCCAACTAATTGATTTCTATCAATTACATCAGCAGTATTATTAGAATCATCCATTTCTACTTTATAAGCATATAAACCTTGTCTTTGAACTACTGATTCAAGGAATGGATTAACTTGAGATAAGAATCTATTTCTTGTTACAGTAGTATTTTGTTCGAACACTAATGTATTTGATATTTTTCCTATTTCACGTTTTAAAGCAATTAATAAACGTCTTACATTTACTCTATCTAATGATGTTGGTTTACGTTGTAATGTTTTTTGTCCGTAAATACAAACACCACTACCTGGGAAAGTTGCTATTGGATTTACATTTCCACTATATAATGTATCTCTTTGTGATTGTTGTAATCTACGTTCTACTAATAAAATTGAAGGTATTCCACCTCTATTTAAACCAGCAGGAGCAAACCATTCAGCACCAACTTGATCATTAAATGCTAATACACCACCAACAACTGTTGAAGGAGGACACCATACAGCTTTTCCTAAGTTAGAACTATATAATTGAACCCAAGGATAATATGTAGCACCATAATTACTTGATGAACCTGCAGCATTTGTTGTTGCAGCTACAACAGCTGTTCCAAATACTCCATTATCTACAATAGCAATAGCATCACCTCTACTTTCAACACAAGCAATCATGTCATCAGAAGCTGAACCATCTAATCCTACACCAGGAGCTAATAATACATTAAATTGATATTCATCTTTATTTGATAATAAAGTAAATGCTGTATTATAATCATTAGGAGAGAACCCTTGAATATTAGTTGTTGTAATATTTTCATTCATTAATTTTTGAGCACTTGTATCAACAGCACCACCGCTAAATGATCCACCAAATGAACCACTTCCTACTGTAGGTAAACTTCCACTATATTGAGTTACTTTAAAATTACCATTATTATCTATTGAATCAACATTAGGTGTTGTTACAGAAGCTACACGAACATATTGAGAATTATTTTTATAACTACCTGTATAATTCACATATGCATTAGTAACATCATAAACTGGTTTTAAATCACCAATAACACGAGATACATAGTTAGGTAATTGAGGATCTAAACTCATATTAGCCCAGGTTTCTAATATATTCTTTTGAGAACTATTATCATCTCCACGACGTACTACTAAAGTAAATGTACCACTTCCTGTATTAACATTTGTTACTTCCCAACGTACATTATATGATGAACCGCTTGCTAAAGCACCACTAACTAAACTTGAAGTATTATTCATTTGATCACCCCAAGCTAAAGTTTCAAGAACTAATTGTGTTGTACTACCACTAGTTACATTAGCTTGAGCATATGTTCCTACATTAGCTGAGCCACTGATTATTCTAGTAACTAATAATGTTTGTCCACCATTAGAAAAATATTCTTTCGCAGTCATTGATGTAAAATATTCATAATAATAACTACCACTTTTGAAGACATCTCCAAATAAAGATAAATATTGATTATAATTTGTTACATAAGTAGGTACATAAGGGCGACCTTTTACTGTAGGACCTACAATAGCGGCACCTATACTTTGTGGAGTTTGAGTGTATAATGATTGATCAGATTCATTCTGGAATACACCCGGAGAAATTATTGTTTCTGCCATTTTATATGTTTTGTTTTAATTTATTATTGAAATTATCTAATAATAAATATTTACAAAATCACATAAACATAATATTGTTTAAAAAGGAGTTATAGTTCCATCTACAGGATTAATATTACCGTTTCCATATTTTTGTTGAAGACTTTCAATTAAAATCTTTTCTTTTTCAACTAATTTTGTTAAATCTGATACTATATTTTTCTTTTCTTTTGTTAATTCAGATTCAGTCATATTCAAATTTTGTAATTGAGATTCAATACTACCTAAATCAAATATAACTTGATTATATTGTTTTTGTAAATCTTGAATAGATTTTAACTCTTCGAGTTCTAATTTTTTAATTTCAGACATATTTATTTATTTTAACCATTTTTGTTTAGGACATTCTTCTTTCCCGTTTTTAGATGAGAATATTTTTTATTTAAAGGATAATTACATATCTCACACCCATACATGTTAAAAGTTATATAATATTTAGCATATTCACAAGTATTACATACAGAAATTCTATATTCTGCTAATTGTTGTTGTACTTGTGTAGGGTTAAACGATATTATCCATGATTTAGCTATATTAACTAAATCCATTATTTTTTTGCTTTTTTAAGAGCAGGGTTACGTTTTTTCTTTTGAGGTTCTGCAATTTCTGCTACAGGTTCTGCAATTTCTGCTACAGGTTCTGCAATTTCTGCTACAGGTTCTGCAATTTCTGCTACAGGTTCTGCAATTTCTGCTACAGGTTCTGCAATTTCTGCTACAGGTTCTGCATCAAATTTTTCTTTTTTCTTTGAAAATAGAAATGCTAACAATATAGCTATTCCAAATAATACACATACTTTTAATATCATAATAAAATTAATTTTTATAAATATAATTAAAAAAAATTAGATTTCCAAATATTTTTTAACCTAATATTCTTTGTTTACCACTTAAAATTTTATTTTCTAATAATTCTAAATTATCCTTTAAAATACCTTGTACACGTTCAGCTATTGTTAAAATTTCTTTATGTTCTTCTTTAAAAGCTTCAATTTCAGTTTCGTCTGTTAATTGTGAAAGCTCTATCATTATAGGTTGTACTGCTGTTAAAATTTGTTCTTTTAATTTTAAATGCATTGTTGGATTTATATCTTTACTTATCCCTTGTGGTTGACTATTAACTGCTAACATAATTTTTATAAAGGTATTAGCATCTATATCTATGGTTTGTTCAACATCATATTTATCATTATCTTTAATTATGTTATAAAGCTGTACTTGAAATTTGAATGGTAAAGATTCCCAACAGTTCTCTACTGCAAAGAAGATTTCTCGATTTGTAATATTTAATTTCATATTATTATTTTTTATTCTGCAATTATTAATTTCCAAGATGTTGTATAAATCCATAAACCAGCACTTGTGAAAGTTCCATTTGTATCTGTAACATAAACCATCAAAGCTTTAGCAGGATTACTTATTGCACCTGCCTGTGTTGCAGTCATTCTAGGTGGCAAAAAACCTGAAACCGTTGATGATATTTCTAATTTAGCACTTGCATCAGGTGCATTTGTTCCTATGCCTACATTGCTAGTAGATGCGGTTGAATTTCCATTAATCGTAAGAACTTCATTGGGTGTAAATGATGCATAACCACCACTTAAACCTGTGTTAGCACATAGAATCAATTTACCTGTTTCTCTTTTTATCGTTGAAGTTGATGTACCAACAGCTCTAAATCCACTACTATAATCACCACCAAATATTAATGATTGATTTGTTGATGATATATTAGTAAGAGAACCAAATACAACAGATAAAGAAGAACCAAATGTAACTCCACCTGTGTTCTTAGATATTAGAAATAATCCGCCACTTGTTGGTGCTTCTACTGTTAGATTAACTCCTGCTCCATAACTGTAAATTCGTGAAGCATTACCATAGTAAAGCGATTTGCCTGCAGTAATTCTACTGTCACCATCGATGTCTAAGGCATAACCACCGCTTGTGTTGCATGAAAAGTATCCACCAATACTAATACCAGCAGCAGAAGTCTTAGTATTAGTTACTTTTAATCCAAAAGTATTTACTAATGCACCTATATTTCCTGAATTTGTTAATTCTAATAAAGTATTGCCTGTTGTTGCAGAAGTTGAATTACTTGTTAGCTTTAGTGCTGAACCGCTTGTTAAACTGTTCCATTGCCATTCGCTACCATAATTAGCATTATCAATAGTGTTTGTTCCTGTTGCAGATGTTAATCCGCTAAATGATGACGAACCACCACCGCTACCTATTGAATCCTTTACAGCGTATCTATTGCCATTTAAAGTAAGTATAATAGAATCTTTAGCTGTATTTTTGGCAAATGATACAGTATTTTTAACGTATGATTTTCTTACACCACCTTTAAATACAATTAATGAATCTGTAATTAACGATACAGAATCAATAGCATACGCGAACTTTATTGAATTTCCACGAGTAATTGATAATTCGATAGAATCTGAAAAAGCTAAGTGTAATGATTGGCTGTCAGCACCACCACCTGTGCTATCTTTTATTGCATATCTTATTGAGTTAATTTTATAAATTATTGAATCTAAATTACGATAGAGTGTATCAACTTTCCTAATATTCCTTACGGATGTTATGCTGTCGTTTAAAGATGTAATTGTAGCATTGCTACCATTTAGACTATTTACATAATTTTTAGTAGCAAATATAGTAGAATCTGTTAATCCTCCACTACTGTCTTTGATTGCATAACGAATACCATTTATCTTATAAATTATACTGTCTAAATTCTTGTATAGTGTATCTACTTTTCTAATTGAACGCACCGAATTAATACTATCATCTAAAGCCGATTGACTTACACCTCCTGAAGCACTTTGCCACGTTGCACGACCGTAAGCATCAGATGTAAGAACCTTACCATTTGACGCTCCTTTTATTAGGTAAATAGCAGAATCAAAACGAACAGATTTTGCAAACCATGTTGAGTCACGGAATCTGTTTACTACCTGAGATTTTGCAGATAATGAAATATAAACTAAAAGTATTAATGTGTATTTTTTCATTTATAAATTATTTGTATAACCGTATCGGTATCAATTGCACTAATAAAAGTTAAAGTTCCATTATTCAAAGAATAATCAGTAGGTATTCTAACTGCGCTATCTGTGGTTACGAATAGGATTGAAGCACCTACTAAAGAAACTGAATAGTAAGAATCCGTACCATCTCCAATTATAGTAATTGAGTATACATCTGATGAATTCACAACAGTTCCGTTATCAACAGTACCACCAAAAATTAATATAGTAACGCTAAAACAGTCATATACAACATCATCAATAGTTTGTGTTATTTTATTACCGCTACTATTGTATAGTTGGAATGTATGTGTTGCATTCTCGTTTAACTTGGACAAGTCGAATACTAATGGTTCACCTTCCGTTGCTGAAATGCTTTGTGGTGTTGTTATGTTGCCAAAAGTAAATACACCTGTTACCGTTCCTGTTATTGTGCTTTCTCCAAAAGATAGCACCGAACAACTATTATAGCAACCTAAATTATATGTATTTGTACAGCAACTCATTTAATAGTATTCTTTAACTAATATTCCGTAACTCAAAGATATAGCAAAAATGAACTTTAAATTTATGAAAAATAAAAAATCAAAATTGTTAAGTATAAGGAAAGTTATAATACATATCCAAACGTGAAAGCATTTTAAACAAAGTCCTAAAGGTTTCTTATAAATAGGAATTGGCAAATGCTTTTTTAAAACCTTTGTTTTTTTATTAAAATCTTGTTCTTTTCGCAACCAATTACCGTACCATGATAGTATCATATTAGGTTGCATGAAATCGTACAACATGTACGATAAATAAGGTACTGCTAACAAAGCTAAATAGCTATAATTAGCAATTGCAAGGCTCACAATTTTTCCCATTTGTAGTTACTGTTGTGGTGAAATCAATTTTAATTATCTGAGTAGTTCCAAGTATTTGCTCTAATCCTTCATCACGCATAACCGTTTCAAAGTTATCATCAAAAGCTACTATTTTGCCTTTCGTGTTATTGATATAGTCGTGAATTATATTATTATTACCTACTGAAAGAACTCTAAAAGTTGTTATGTAATTATAGATTTGGTTGCAACCAATGCGAAAAGTAGGCACTATCTGAGTACCTACTTTATAAATCGCAATTTCTTGTTCTGGATTCCATGCTTTTTCATCATGCACCAATATATTGTTCTTTTTCTCACAAATAACTATTTCCATAACTTAATCATTTCTTCGTTTAAAATAGTAAAGTATATTTTTTTGTCGCTGTTTGTCGGTGCGAAAATTCTTTTATTAAAGTTCTTTTCATTTGCCTTAGCAATCGTTTGTCCGTACTCATTTTTGAAATAAATCTTTTCATCATTTGCCACTATTTACTTATTTAATGATGTTGTAAAAGTCAAGTCAACAAATGAAGTTTGTAATCCTTTTGATTTTCTTAATTCAATGTAGTTTTTGCCATTGATAGCAAAATTAGGGTTGTATTTTCCGATTTGATTATTATACTTATCTTGTCCCTTGTCAAAAATACGCACTAAAGTATCTCCGAAAATCTGTTGTGTAGATTTCGCTTTAGCTATCTCGATTACGTTATCAAGTTGGCTTATTATCCTTTTTATCTTTTGCTCGAACATTCTCGGTTCTTTCAACTTTATAACTTAAAAATACGTCTATTGCTGACTTTTCCTTATTCTCTTTTACAGTACTTTTCAGTACAACTTGTTCTTTTACTTTTGGCACACAGCAACTCATGGTAATGTAATTTTAGATGAAATAATTTGGTCGCATTCAAAGCAACATGTACATTTACTTCGCTTAACGACTTCTTTTAATTTAAGATTTATTGTTTCTATTTCTTGTTGATATAACGATTTACTCGCTAATCTATTCTCTCCATTCAATAGATTGTAAGAGCTGTCTAGTTGTGCTATTCTATGCGCCATTTTATCCGATTGATAAATGATTAAGTCATTGTATCTGTCGTTGAATAAAGACGCATTCATAATAACAGCAGATGCTTTATACATAACTGCTTGCACTAAATACTCCCAATATTTACAGTAAAATAGTTGTTCACTACATGCTAAATTTCCTAAGTATTCAAACGGTAAATTATCTGAATTTGCGACTAATAAACCATCACCAATTGCAATTAGTTTAAATTCTACTTTATCTGCTATTAATTCTCCATAAGTAAAATTAATAGATATAGGTTTATCTTCATCAACAACATCATCATCAAATAATACTTGTTCCTCACCATCTTTTAATACAGATAATTTCACTTTTAAACTACCTATTACTGAAAATCTAATGTAGTTAAAAAAGAACTTTTCAATATCACAACTACGGTCAAATGTTACTGTATAAATCCCTTCACTTAATGTATTTGGTGTAAATTTATTTGAATAAGTTGTCCGTACTCCTTTTAACATAAAGCCATCAATACGCAAATCATTCATTACTTGTTGCCATGCAAATTCAATAGATTCACGAATTAATTGTTTGCCTGTAACACTTGAACTGTCTGCAATCTTAGATACTTTGTTAAGCGATATTCCTAATGAATCTAAGTTGTAAGCGTATTCAGTATCACAGATGCCTTTAACACCTATTACGTCACGACAAGCAAACGTTTCTCTTGTTATATTTGATTCTATGTTCATTTAAAATAATTTATAATACGTTCGCTTAATTCTTTTGGCAAATAATCAACTGCTATCTTTTCGTACTTCTTTAAAAACTCTTTATTCCTTTTAAGCCCCCAAATATGGAAGTACTCAGTCGGATTTGGTGTGCCTTTTTTTAATAGAAGTGAGTTGAACTCTAAAACTGTTTGTGGCAATTCAAAATTCAATCTACGGTTTAATAAAAACAAAAGATTTTCTTCTATAACTACATTCCAAAGACTTATCTTTTTAAATGGGTTCGATTCACCTTTTACTAAATGGTCAAAGTATTCATGATTAACTAATGCCTGTGAGTATCTTGTCCATTCATGCCATAACTGTTCGTCATTAATCACAACCATGCCAGCGTTACCACCTTTTAATCCATCCATATTCTGCATACATTCATGGTAAATATCAAATGGAAATTCATTCTTAGTTTCTCGAACTATCTTTTTTACAAACGTTTCAAAGTCACTATCCTTATCATTATGAACGTGTTGACAACGGTACTTAGAAGTCATATAATGTTGTGGAGGTTGTTTATGAAAACCAGCATCGTTATCAAAGAACACAAACGGTTTAAATTCACCTAAACTTTCAACCCCTTTTGAGTAAGCGTATATTTTTCCAGATGCCCAAAATTTAGGACTTCTTTCAATATCGTTTAACTCAATTTTTACTATATCAAATGGAATCTTAAATTTATTGATTATTAATTCGTAACCGTAATCATCGCAAAATAAAACCGTTTCAAAACCAAAACTTTTCGACTTACTTACACTATATGCTAATACTAGAAATTCGATATAAGGGACCACCCAGTGTGTTTGGGCGGTCCTTATATCAACTGAGCCGAAAGGCTTACTGTAAAAAGCATATATTGCTCTCATATCTTATAATCCACCAGCTCCGCTTGTACCGCTATTTGCGCATGTGTTAGCTGTGCAACCTGTATCGAAGTGTAAAATAGGCGATTTTGCACATGTTTCATCATAAGGAACGGGTTGGATAACGTCAAACCATAATTGAAACTTAATTTTTCTTTCACATCCATTAGATGCAACATCATAGTAGTAATCCCAAGTTAACCCATCACCAAATGGTGAAGTAACTCGCATTCTTTCGCGTAAGTTTGGTACTGAGTTTTTAATCATTTGGTCAGTAATCGCATTTACTGAAACTACTTGCAAAGCGCCAGGCTTCCATGTGAACAAGTGATTAGTGCCGTCATTCATAACCGCATCAACTCCGTAATCTACGAATAAGTTAGGTACTGAAGTAGAAGTAACACCGTTTACGTTTGTACCACCCATGAATGCTGAATTAGTTTGGAACACACTCAATTGAGAACCACCAACTACGATAGGTGATATATAAGAATAACCTAATTTGTTATACTCATCTTTAATTTTAGCATAACCTGTTGGGTCGAATACGAAACCACCAGCACTATTTGGAACTAAAAATGAAACTGATTTAGGGTCGTTAATTGAGTTGTCAGGTGCTGTTTGGTCGCTATATGCAGCCATGTAAGTAACTAAACGCTCATTAACTTTAGTGTTTAATTCGTCTAATACACCACCTCTAAATGCACTCAATTTGTCAGCAATGTACTGCTCTTGATTGATGCAAAAGTTTTCAAACTCCTCATCATCTAAATCAATCTCACGCTTGATAGATAAGTCAATTAAGTGCTGAGCAAATACGTAAGCACCAGCAACGTTATCACCTCCGCTAAATGATGGATTTGCACATGCAGAATCTGCTGTTGTATCTTGGTCGCATACAGGCTTGATGTCTTTAGTGTATACTTTACGGAATGAATCTACCGTAGATGGTCTACCTTTGTTTGGGTCTAATTGAAGCGAAAAAGTACCTTTGTTTAAGGGTGACGTTAAAGCTAACCATGAGCCGACTGGTTTTTGAACTTCGGTATTGGAGTTCAATTTTTCGATTGCAAGAA